CGAGATCGTCTTCGGCAGGAAGTCGGTCACCGGGGCCTTCAGCAGCTCGGCCGGGGGCAGCGGGAAGGCCGGGCACTGGCTCACCTGCGGGCGCACCGGGAGCGGCTCGATCGGTTCGCGCTCTCTCCCGCAACCGTTCGTAACGAGCGCGATTGGCAGCAAGGCGACTACGATAGTCCTGCACGATATCATCGGTGATTTCCTTCTGTTGCGATGCGATCCGCTCAAGTCGGGCCGTCTCCGCCTGCGCGGCCTGTTCCTGTGCGGCGGCGTAACCGGTCTTCGTCGCTTCGTGGCTCGCCCGTTCGGCTCCGAGCGCGATCTGCGCGGCGTCGAGCCTGTCGGTCAGCCGGTCCACCCGCCACGTCTGCACGCCCGCGAACAGCAGCGCCAGCGCCGCCGCCCCGGCCAGCAGCTTTTCGCCCAGCCCGAACCTCATCGCACCCGCTCCTTGACCGTCTCTCTTGGAAACAGCAGCGCGTAGGCGCGGCTGACGAACCGCCCGTCGACCGCCGAGCGGAAGACGAAGCGGCGCTTCAGCACGTCGCGGCGGCGGACGGGTTCATGCACCACGACGCAGCGCGATCTGCTTGTAGATCGCGTAACCTACGGGAAGCAGCGCGGTGACGAGGCCAGTGACCGTCTGCCAGGTGCTGTCCGTGAGGACGCCCAGCGTGACGAGCACGGTGCCAAGGCTGCTCATAAGGTAGCGCGCGGTGGTCGTGACGGGAGAGGGAACGGTGATATCGAACATTGCTCGGTCCTTTCGTGGAGGTGGTGGAAGGATTAGGCTCAGCGTCGGACTCGAAGCTCGACGCGTTCGGGCACCACGCGGGGCGGCTGGGTGTTGGTCTCGAAAGTGACGATGAGAGGAAGGCGGACGCCGTAGCCGTCGAAGTGAGGGTTATCGCGGTCGGCCTCCGCGATCTCCGGATGGAAGCGGATCGTCTTCCCATCGGTCGGTGGCGGGGCGTAGTCGCCGTCGCTCCGGATACGAAGTCCGAAAGAGGCGGCGGCGACGCTCGGCACGATCGTGACGCTGGTTACCACTTCGCCGTCGCCAAGATAAGGGGACATGTCGAACACATATTCCTCGACCGCGCCGGGGCGGTGGGGGGCTTCGAAAACCATCAGTGCATCTCCATCACGCGGCTCTTTTGCGGCGGGGGAACGAGCGTTCGGCTGCGCTGCCTTGCCAGCAGCGTGCGGCGCGGAGGGGTAACGAGCGCGATCCTCCCCGCCCGGATGGCCCGCGCGGTCCCGGTAACCGAAAGTCCCGACGCCGCCGTCGCCTCGATCCGGGCCTTGCCTTCCGCGCCACCGGTAAGATCGAGCGTGCCGCTTGCTTCGCCGCGTGAGCCTGCCCCTGCGGTGGCGGTTCCATCAAGGCCAAGGGTGCCTGAGCCCGCCGCGCCGATCCGCACTCTTGCCGCCCCCGCTCCGTCAAGAGAAAGTCCCCCTTGCGCGCTGCCCGTGGTAACCTGCTTGCCGCTGGCGCTGGCCTCGCCGGTGAGTGACAGCGTGCCCTCGGCCTCGCCCCTCGCCAGCACCCGACCCGAAGCGTCTCCGCCAAGCGTCATCCCCCCGCTGGCCGCACGGCGTAGCTGGACGTCGCCCGCCGCCGAACCGGCAAGATCGAGCGATCCGCTCCCCCCCGCCGCGATCCGCGCGGTGGTTTCAGCGCTCCCGGTAAGGGACAGGCTCCCTTCCGCGCTGGCGTTCGCCCCCGGCTGCGCCGCCGTCCCGGCGGTGGCGGTCCCACTAATGCCGAGCGCGCCAGAGCCCTGTCCACGCACCAGGATATCGGCATCGCCCGCGCCGGAAAGGCCGAGCGATCCCGCGCCGCCAGCGGTAACGGCCGCTTGGCCCTGCGCTGCCCCGGCAAGATCGAGCGTGCCCGCCCCCCCGGCGGTAACCGCTGCCTTGGCAGTGGCGGACCCGCCAAGGCCGAGAAAGCCTGCGGCGCTCGCCTGCACTACCGCTGGCGGTGGCGCTTGGCCGCCCGCAAAGCCGATCGGATGGCGCCCTATGGGGCTGGAACCGATCATGGCGTCAGACCACCAGTCCGTTCTTGAATGCGTGGAACATGAACAGCAAGCTGGCGGGCGGCGTTGCGTGAGTGCTGTTGTGCCCGAGGAATGTCGACGGTCCATACGCGCGGGCTGGCGTCGTCACGCCGGTCAGGATACGGCCGGTGCGCGCATGGTCGCCGTTGTCGAGCCGGTGGATGCTGCCCTCGAATACCCCCGGCGTGTCCACCCACAGCCTCGCCTCGTATAACCCGCCCACCACCGGGGCGAGGCCGAGATCGAACTTGATGGGCGTTTCCCCCGCTCCCCGACCGAGAAGCTGGAAGTTGGTGTCCGAACTGTCCTTGGCGATGCCCACGGCATTGCTGTGGGAGGAAGGCTCGGTCATCACCGGGTTGCCTGAGCCGCCGGTAAAAAGCTGGTAGGTCGGCGGCGTTTGAAGGATGGTGAATTGTGAGATGAACCGGAAGCCGGGGACAAGAATGAATGCGTTTGCGTTGGGAAAGAGACCGGCGCGCGAGCTTGCGCTGTCATTTGCGGTATAGGTGATTCCTACCTGTTGCAGGGCGGGGCCTGCCACACGGGGGTCGTGGGAAGTCTCGTTTCCCTGTATGCTCGCATTCGCCGTGCCGACGGTTATCCTGGACGTCGATTGCGGCCCGTAAGCCTTGTGATAGGACCACATGGGCGAACCGATTGCCTGCATCGCCCCGTCCATGTCGCGGGCCGAGACGATCAGGGCCACCGTCGCGTTTCCGGAAAGGTTCAGCAGCGCACCGGTCGACGACTGCCTGATCCCACGCGACAATTGCTGGCCGGCCTGAAGCCAGCCGGATCCGATCTCCCAGCTCTGCCCGTCCTCGATCAGGTATGAGACAAGCTGCCCCTCGCCCACGCCCCCGGCCGCGAAGGTCTGGCAGCCCGGCTCGGCCGCGCCGAGCGTCACGGGTCCGGTTCCCGTGGTGCTCGTCGCGACCTTCACCCTGTTGGCGAACGCGCCCATGTTGTCAGGCCCCGCCGATCTGCTGGCTGAAGTTCGTGACCGTCACCTGCTGGCCGGCGTTAATATTCACATTATCAAGTTGCATGTCGCCGCCCCCGCCGGTCGCGGTAACGTTGCCCTGGATATCGACGGTTGAGCCCGTGCCGGTAATGTCGAAATAACCCGCATTGCCAGCGGCGTCCGCAGCATTGTCCTCCCACACGCCCGACTTGACGAGCTGCCCCGTCGCCGCAAGCTCCGCCCAGTTCGAAGGCATCGCTATCGTGGCCAGCACGGTTCCGGTTCTGGCGGCGCTCGTGCTGGCCGGCTCCGCGCCAGAGCGGATGCGAAGGGTGGGAGATGTGCCGATCGTTGTTTCGATTGCCTGGGCGCAGGCATTGCGGACCCGGTCGGAATATTTGAAAGCCATGGTTCAGTCCTTTCGTTGAGGTTGATTGAAAGAGGGGTTCAGCCGGTCAGGCCGGGTGAGTTCGCCAGGGCAGCTGCCAGTGCGGGCCGTCCTTGAATCTCCGCCAGTCGCCGCCCCATTCGATCGGAACGCCAAGCTCGGCCGCTGCCGCCTTCACCGCCGGCGCTATCCGGTGATAGAGCGGCCAGTCCCAGCGCACCGTCCCGCCGACCCACGCGCCAAGATCGACCGCATGTCCGGTCAGGTGGCGCGAGCGAAGGGTGCGCGAAGCGCCGGCCGCAACCAGCTTCTTCTGGCGGGACAGAGTGCGCAAGCCCTCGAGCACGGTGAAATCCACGGGTGTGATCTCGATTGCCCGTTCGACCACGCGGACGAGGTCGGGATGCACGCCGTCGAGGCGCGCGCGGCTGCGCGCTCCCAGTCTGAAAGCCATTGCTGTCTCCGCTTGGTTAGTTGTCGCCGCCGGTCAGCCGGCGTTTCAGAAGGTCGACCACGACCGCCTTGACCTCGGGCACTGCGCGAAGGCCCGTCGCGCCGACGAGCACGCCGAGTGCCATTGCCATCAGCGGACCGAGGTCCGCGAAGTCGGCAAGGGCAAGGGTGAGAACCGCGTTCGCGCCGCCGATGAAGACCGACACCAGCAGATCGCGCCAGACCGCCCGCCATTCCTTCCCGTCGTTCAGCAGCGACCCCGCCCGCCAGGCCGCCCCCATGCTCAGCCCGACGCACACGGAAAGAACCTGCACCAGTATCGCGTCGTTCAAGGCCAGGGCGCCTCCGGCTAGGGGTAGGATGACGGGGGCGTATTTCGCCGCGGTTGTGCTCATGCCCAGCCCGCCGTCGTCAGGAAAACGCCGTACGCGGCCATGCCGGCGGCGGACGAGACGATCAGCCAGGGCCGCCGCGCGCGGCTGATCGCGCGGACCGTGAACGCGGACGCGAGGCCGAGGTAAAGCAGCACGGTGGCCAGCTGCTCGACAGGTTCGGCTCCGGGGCCGACGAACGTGCTCCCGCGCGACAGCAGGAACATGTTGGCAATCGCGACCGTGCCGCCGCCGATCAGCCAGGCGGCAGCGCTCCACATCGGTTTGTGCGGCGGGGTCTCGTCGCGGCGGAGGCAAATACCGAGCGAATCGATCATGACGAGCATGCCGGTCACCGAGACCAGCACGCGCAGCGCGCGGAGGAGGTCGGCAAGGTTGGAGCCCGCCATCAGCTGGTCGATCATGCGGCGCCCTCCGGGTTCAGCAGCTCGCCCGCTCGCGCGGGCTCGGCGGCCCGCGCTCTCGAAGCCAGGTGCGTGCGAACCGAGATGTTTCTTGCGACAGCGGGATCGATGACGGGCGGGGCATCGGGCTCTTGCGGCTCGCCCAGCATCGCGAGCAACACGGCGCGCACGATCGGCCCGGACCCGTGCTCTTCGACGACCGCCCCGTCGACCGCCAGCCGGTGTTCGTATTCCATCTCGCCGGCGGAAAGGTCGGTCGAGCCGTCCTCCTTGACGACGCGCCACCAGGCGATGACGACAATCCCCCCGGTCGAAGCATCGCGCTCGATCTGCTGCGACACGGCGACAAGCTCGCCCGTATCGAGTTCGAACAGGTCTTCGTCCTCGTAAAGGCCGGGGCCCACTTCGTCATAGGGCAGCGCCTCGTCGCGCAGCGGAAGGTTGCGGGTTGATCTTGTGTAGCTCATGGCTCGTTCCAGTTCGGATTGCCCCCGCCGGGCGGCGGGGTGAGGTCGCCGCCGGAATTGCCGCCACCGCCACCGCCGGTTCCGCCCCCGGAGCCTCCGCCCCCGCCGCTGTCGGCAAAGGTGACACGGGCGCTTCCAAGCCAGACGATCCGGTCGTCGCTGTAGATGGCGTTGCCGTCTTCGGTGAGGTGGAGCGTCTTGGCCCCTCCCCAGTTCTGGCTGTTCGTGTCCTCGATGAAGTAACCGAACAGGTTCTTCGCCTCACCCGCCGAGCCCGAGATGACCCTGCTCGCCGCGTTGTAGGAAAGACTTTGGCTCCCAAGCAGCACGGCGCCTGCCGCCCGGCTCACGGTGGCGCTCGTCTGCGTGATGTTCGAAACCGTCAGCGGAACGGTGTTCTTGTAGCGAAGGTTCATCGCCGCGATCGGCGGCAGGTTGCGCTGCGAGTTAAGCGTCTGGCCAGAGCCGGGGATCGTCAGCCGAGCGCCCCTGTCAATGGCGTCAACCGGTTCGTTCGGCCTTCGCCCAAGTTCTTCCCATGGCAGGATTGGTGCCTGGTTGAGATATGTATGCGTCACCCGGACCGTGTAATAATTGGGGTGCGAGGTCCTTAGGCGCGGCTCACCATTCGAAATCTGAAATACGGGGTGATTGCTGCCTTGTCCCTTGTTCGAGATTTGAGTGAGTGCCCAGCTTGAACCGGTCCATCTGAAAAGCGCGTTCGTCTCCGAATCGGTGCCGGTGCCAAGGGTGACGGCGGAAACCAGCAGGCGAGTTCCCTGTCCGGTACCCGTTGGAGAGGTTGGGACGAGGTCGCCATCAGGGCCGCGCAGCGGGTCGTTATCGTCAACTTTCACCGTGTAGGTGCGCGTCCAGGTCTGCGAATTGTTCGGGCTAAAGTCCGCCCCGCTTTCCGCCGCCCATTTCCGTGCTGCGCTTTCGGCGATGTTGTCGGCGGTCCTGTCGGTCAGCAGAGAAAGCGACTTGCCCGTGGTCCGCTCGGCGTCAAGCTCGCCCGTATAGTCGCCGCCACCATTGGCCCGGCGAAGCAGGTTGCTCGCATAGGCATCGCTCGCGGTTATCTTGCTGTTCGCGACCCGCGTGCCAAGCCCCTGGCCGATGCCCTGGATGAGCCCGTTGCCGTCGACCCCGATCTGCTGGTTCTGCACGATGCCCGGCAGATCGGCAGTGTCGACGTCGATCGCGCCCGCGTTCCGCCTGAGGACAGCCCTCGCGAATCCGCCCGTGCCGCCCGTGTCGAAGGCGATGCGCAGCCGCTCGTTCGCGACTTCCGCTCCGCTGCCCGAGCCGATGCCCGAGATCGCCCCGTTCGATATGGTGATCCGGCTGTTGCGCTGGGCGTCCGTGTCGCCGGTGAAGGTTCCCCCGCCACCCCTCGACAATATATCGGATTGCGTCTTGATAACCGCCGGAAGCGGCCGCGAGACATTGCCCGACGGGTCCAGGCCTGCCGCGATTCGCCCGTCCTCGATCTCGGCCGGTTTGCCCTGGACTCCCGACCAGTTGGCCCGGTTTCCGAGCCCGGCGTCGTCCGTCAGCTCGCTCGTCGCGGTCGTATAGTTTGCAGCGTCCCGCCATGCGCCGGATTGCCGAACTTTCGTCACCGGCCCGTCGAGCCAGAAGTCACCCTCGCCGGCGCCGCCCGGTGCGCCCGTCTGCCGGTAGACGCGATTGCGGGTCGCTCCGCCGGCAACTCCGTCTATCTTGACCGCGCGCGGGTTGTCGAGGTCCGACAGGTTGGTCGGCCGTCCGCCGACACTGCTCCACACGGCCGTGTTTCCAAGACCCGCGTCGTCGCTGATCTGCCCGGTCCCGGTGATGTAGTTCGCCGCGATCTGCCAGCTACCGCCTACCCTCACCCGCGTGACGTTCGGCACCTGCGAAATGTCTACCCACGTGTCGCCATTGTTCGGCGAGGAGGGCGCAGTCGTCTGCCGGAATACCCGCGTCTTCGTCGCCCCGACCTCGATATCGCCCAGCTTGATGTCCGCGTCTGCGTCGATCGCGCCAAGGTTCTTGTTGTCGAAGATGTCCGTCCGGCTGAAGTCGATCGTATCGAAGCCGCCTATCCGCCCGCCCGTGCGGCGGGGGCCTACCCAGTCGCCCGGCTCGATGGTGACGCTCGTTCCGGCGGTCGCGTAATAAACGTCCGCCAGGAACAGGGGCAGCGGGCTTTGCGGGTCTTGCACCGGCTCGCCCACGGCCCAGTCGTTGTTCTGGCCGGTGAGTATCCCGGTCTCGATATTGAAGGTTGCGCTCGTGCTCGGCAACGCCGGCGTCGAGGAGATCCGCCGGTAGATCGTCAGCCGCCCTGTCGTCAGCCCGTTCGATCCGGCCCCGCCCTCGATGAACAGCGCCCATACCGATGCGTCGGAAGGATCGACTCCTGTGGTAGGGCCTTCGCCTACCCGGTAGTAGGTCTTTCCGTCTCCCCCTTCCGCGCTCAGCCACACGGCCAGGTCGTCCGGGTTGTAGGTTGCGGTATCGGAATAGGAGCCGCGCGGGTTCAGCGTCGTCCCGCCATAGAGCGCGGCGGCGACCTCGTCCTTCTGCTGGGGCGTCTGCTGCAGGGCAGGCGTAGGTGGCGGCGTGGCGGTCTGGCCGAGACAATAAGCGTGCTTGGCGCTCGTCTCCCCCATGAGTTCCAGCGTGACCGTCATCGAGGCCGGGTCGAGCTGGCGTCTCAGGATGATGAACTTGCCCGAGAGGCTCATGTCGGGAAGGTCGAGTTCCAGGCACTCGCCCGGGCGGTAGGCGCGAAGGCGCGGCTTGCAAACCAGCTGGACCGGCGCAATTTCACGGCTGTCCCAGATGCGGTAAGTCGCGAGCTGCGCCGCCTGCCCCGGCTTCTTGACGAAGTTGAAGGGCCAGGTCTCACGCTTTTCCTCGCCGTCTTCGGCAAGGAACGTCGGGATCGATACCGCCTCCCCGTCGACCAGCTCCCAGTTGTGCGCCGGACTGCGATATTTAGGAATGGCCGTGTTGATGCGATCGCGAAACGACTGCATCGGGGTGACGGAACGGGGTCCGTCCGTGAGGTCTGCTTCCGTTATCGTGTCGAGCGCGACGACAGGGGCGGAATAGCGGAAGGTGAGTTTACCGCCCGCGACTGGTTCGCCGCCGCCTGCGAAGCAGATGTCCTTGAGATTCGCCCAGCGATCGCCCGGCTCGTAGACCACGCCAAACATGGTCCAGGAGTTGGCGTCACACACATTGGCCCATGCCGCGATGACCTGCCAGTCGATCCCGTCGGCGGGCAGTCCCATGCCGATCGTGCGCTTGCCGTTCTGGTAGCGGCCGAAAGCATAGGTGCCCGCGTGCAGCGCCGGGTTCTCGCTCCACTCGTAAGTTGCCTCGTTGCCGAGCCGGTGAGCGCCAGAACCGCCCGGGAAGGTGCTGTCCTTTCGCGGATCGTAGACCTTGACCCAGCGGCCTTCCGCCCCGAGCACCGGCACGCCGCTCGCAAACCGCTTGCCATCGCGGTCGAACTTCAGGTTCCACAGGATGGCCGCCTGTCCCGACAGCTTGTAGCTGCTGCCCCAGCCCGGCATTCCCCCGAAATGCGGGCTTAGCGCGCTCGTCTCCGGCGTCGCCCCAAGCTGCGTGTCGGTATAGAGGAAGCCGGAATACCAGCTCGAAACGTTCGCGAACTCGACCTTTGGCGTGATCGACTGGACAGGACCGCCGCCCGAACAGACGACCACAATTACACGATAAGGGTTCGGCACCTTCTTCAGCGTTGCGCCATAGCCTGCATCGTGGCGCAGCACTCCGGCGAAATACCCCTCGCCCATGACATAAGGCTGGGGTGGGTTCGTCTCTACCAGTATCTGGCTGATAGAGCCCCGCGGGGGGGGTGGCTTGGCCAGAATCTGCGAACCGACATTGGAAACGGCCGACACGGCTCCCGCAACAACGGCGATGCCTTGCCCGCCGGGGATGAAGGACGCGATGGTTGAGACGACGCCCGCGACTTTTCCGACAGTCCTCAGGGCTTTAGCCACGCCACGCACCCTTCAGTTCGTCAAGATCGATATCGAGCACGACCAGTTCGGGATGGTCCTCCCGCCACCCGAACACCTTCAGCGGTCCCGCGCACACGCAGATCGCGTCGAAGCCGCCTTCGCCGGGCACGGCGGCCAGATCGCCCAGCATCATCTGCGCCGGGGCGATCCGGGGCAGCAGCGCGTCGAGCATATCCACCACGCTCTCCCACTCCTGCGCGCGCAGTGCCTTCTTCGCTCCCAGTGCGCTCCGGATGCGCGGCAGGGTCGGAGGCTTGTGGCCCATGTTTTTCAGATGTGCGCGCGCAAGGTGAACGCAGGTGACCCCGCTTCGCCAGTCGAACGCCTTGCCCCGGTAGCGGGCCAACGTCTTTTCCGTGGCGACCCGCCGCCGTTCGAGTTCGAGCATCAGTATTGCCTCAGCCGCGCGGCTTCCCGAAAGGTCGAGTCCATGAAGCCGCCGCCACCGGAACCTCCGCTCGTGCCGCGCCGTCCGGACTCGACCCCCCAGGCGACCGGAACTGTCAGTCCGCTTGCGTTGTCGTGCCCTCGCTCGCCCGACCAGACCGACTTGTGGAACGTGGGCGAAAGCGAGTTGCCGATGTTCCCTTCGAACAGGCGCTCCGCGAGGCTCACGATCGATACGGTCAATTGACGCTCGCCCTTCCCGACCGTGAACACCGTCTGGTCGACCTGTCCGTCGAACTGCTTGTCGCTCGCCAGGACGGCGCCCGTCTCAGGATCGTATTCGGCAACCCAGAACTGGACCCGCGCCTTTTGATGGCCGGGGCGGGAAAGCAGCGCCGGTGAAGTAGTGTCCGGTGGCAGCAGCGTGATCTGCAATGCGGGAACGCTGTCCCCCACACCCTCGCTCAGCGGCTGCACCCCGCCGATCGTGCCGAACACATCGTCTTTCGAACGGTAAACCTCGCCTTGGAACGTGATGAATCCGCCGTCGCAGAACCGCAGGATGCGCTCGGGCAGCTCGATCTTGAGAAGCCCGGTCAGCGCTATCCGCCTCATGCGTATTCCTCGACCGTGAAGCCAAGGGCGAGACGGCGGCTAACCGGCACCTGCCAGCTCAGCTCGTCACCATCGATGAACCCCTCGATCACCGGCGCGCGCATCTCGACCGGCGCGCTGTTGGCAAGCGGCGCACGAAGCGGCGGCTCGATCTCGACATTGGCCACCCCGCTGCCATTGGCCGAAACGTCCGCCGTGACATTGTGCAAATAGCTGTTGCCGGCCGCGTCCCTGACCGAGAACCACGTTCCCTCGCGAATGACAAACCCGCCGGAAAGGCCGCGTATCCTTAGCCTGCTGCCGGCCTGCCCCACTCCGTCGACAATTGGCGTGCCGGAAACCGGCTGCGGGACCAGCAGCGGGAGCTTTACGCGAAGCCCCTGCCGCTTGGCGCGAAGCAGCCGCGCGATGAACCGCCGCGCGATATCCGGCTCCATTGGCGGATAACCGAACGTCACCGCGTAACGGGAACCCGGACGGTCGACGTGAAGCGAGGCAGCCCCACGCTGGATGAAGCCTTGGCCAAGCAACTGCGGCTCCATCCCGTTCGGCACCGGGCTTGCGGGCAGCTCGATCATCCCAGCCGCCTCGATCTTGAGAAGGAGGCGCTTGCCCCCGCCAACTGCGCGCCCTGCTGCGCGGCGGCGTAGTCACCCGCCTGGATGCGCTGCCAGAACTCCGGCGTCATCAGGTTCCCGCTGAAATGGTAATGCTTCTCGACCTTGGGGGCCGCCTTTCGCTCGCCGCGCTCGATGTTCATGATCTCGCCCCTGGAGACGCGCGCGATCGGCCGCCCGTTCAGCGACAACAGGTTCTTGTCGATGCCGGGAAAGCCTTTGACCGTGAACCGTCCGCCCGTGTTGAAACCCGGCGCGCCGTAAGGGGTGCCGCCCAACAGGTCGGTCGGCGCGCTCGAACCTTTGCTACCTCCGAACAGGGCGAAAAGACTACCCAGCAGCCCGCCCCCGCCGCTGCCGTTGCGGTTACCCGAGATCAGGTTCGCCAGGCTGTCAGCGAGCCTGTCGAGCGTGTCCGACAGCGCCTTGAAGGTCCGGTCCTTCATCCAGTTTTCGAAGAAACCCTTCAGGTCGCCGTTGAGCGCCGACTGCAGACCGTCCCGGAACGCGTCCCGGAACGTTCCCTGCATATGCGCCTTGCCGCGCTCCAGGCCCTCCACGCGCGCCCGATCTTCGGCTTCGACACGGTCAAGGCCGGTCCGCCGCAGTTCCTCCACGCGGTCGCGGTAGCGGAGCTGCTCCTCGCGTTGCCGAAGGCTGTCCTCGCTGTCTCCGCGCAGCCGGGCCAGTTCCATCTCGTGCGCGCGCTTCTGATCGCTGAGCCGGCGCTGCATCTGCTGGGCACGAGCCTCTTCGATCTGCAGCAGGCTGGCCTGTGCGATGCGTTCCGCCGTGGCGAGATCGTAACCTTCCCGGCGCAGATCGGTGATGAGGTCTTCGAGTTCGTATTCACGGTCGAGGTAGCGCAGATGCGCATGATCGTCGTTCAGTTCGGCGACGCGGTATTCGGTTTCGATGCGCAGGTCGCGCAGCTTCTGCTCGCGCGCAGCCATGCGGGCCTGGTCGATTTCCTGCATGTCGCGTTCCGCGGCGAGCATGGCCTCGATGTTCGAGAGCCCGGCGCGCTCGTATCGCTCGATCATGTCGCGAAGGTCGCGTTGTCGTTCGAGCGCTTGGATCGCCTCAAGATCGCCTTTCTCACGGGCCAGCGTCATCTCGTGTTCGAGACGGATGGCTTCGCGCCGTTCGGCAAGCTCATCGGCTGACGGACCTTTTGGACCGCCACGCGCGGCCGACCGCGATGATCTGCCGGCCCCGCCGGTCCCGTAATTGCGGCCACCGTCCTCGCCCTTGGTCCGCAGATCGGTAATCTTGGTGTAGCGGGTGGGCGCCTCGGGCGCGGTGATTTCCGCTCCGGTCAAACGCCCAAGCATTTCGATGAGCCCGCCAAGCCACGGCCAGAGCTGGGACACCCATTGGCCAATTCTGATCACGGCCCGCCCGACCGTCTGGACGGCGGCGTCCCACGCTCCTGACCAGTCGCCCGTCAAAAGCTTCCGAACGAACTCGATTGCGCCCCCGACTGTGTCGACAAGGTTGGTGGCGAAGGTGATGATTCCCGACAGGACAAAGCCTGCAAGGTAGCCTGCCATCTCGAGGACAACCTCGATGAGCAGGCCGACCTTCTCCGCCACGAACGAGAGGAAATTGCCAAGCTTCGAGGACTGCAGGTCTTCGAACGCAAGGCGGACTTGTTCGACCACATTGACCATCGCCACCCAGAGCTGCTCGGCCGCCGGCCCCACTGCCTCTTTCACGCGATCCCAGAACAGCTTGAGCCCGTTGGCGATATTGCCGCCGAACAGCTGGAGCAGGGTGATGACGACGCCGATCGGACCGGCGATGCGCAGGAAGAGCGGCAGGACGGTCTTCAGCGCGGTCGAAATGGCCGTCCAGGAAAGTCCGAACTTGGCAAGCAGGGCCACCACCGTGCCGATCGGGTTCACGATCGCGCTGATCGCCAGCATCACCGGTCCCATATTGACCAGGAACAGGGGCAGCAGCGTGATCGCGATGAATGAAAGTGCGATCGAGAGCGGACCCAGGGCGGCCAGGAACACGCCGAACCCGACCGCCGCGCGCTTTACTCCTTCCGGCAGGCTTCGAAACCATCCGACAAGCCGCTCGACGATTGCGGCGAGCTTTTGCGCGTAAGGTTCCAGATACTCGCCGATCTCGACCGCTAGCTCATGAAAGTCGCTCTTGATCTTGCGGATGCGGTTGGCGAGACTTCCCGAGGTCCGCTCGATGTCGTCCTGAGCGTCGACCAGACCTTCGGCGATGAGGGCCGATCGGGCCATTATCTTGCCGTACTCATCCAGCTCCTGCCCGGACGTGATCAGGCCCATCTCCAGCGCCTTGGACTGTACGGCCGCCTCGTTGAGGAACACGCCGAAGGCACGCAGCGGTTCGGCCTCTCCGGTCAGCCCGGAGCGGATTCTACCCATCGCGGTGTCGAAGTCGGTGTTGTAGAAACTGGCCGCGTCCTGCGCCAGTTCCGTGAACTTATGCGACAGCCTGGCTGCCGCTGCTTCCGTCGGAGCGGCGTCCTTGAACAGTTGGCCGAAGGCGAGCGCGCCTTCCTGCATTTCCTGCGTGGCGCGCCCCATGGCGTCGCCGGACTCGGCCGCCCAGCGGTTCATGTCCTGAGACATCTTCCCGAAGGTGTGGTCGAACGCCGACTGAAGCTCTTCCGCATCGCTCGCGGCCTTCACCACCAATGCGCTGATTCCCGCGATCGGCAGTGTCAGGCCGACGGTCATCCGCTTTCCGGCGTTTGCGACGACGTCCGCCATCTTACCGGCGAGGCCAATGACGGACTTGAACGCGTTCTCGATCGAGACCGTGCCGCGCTGGAAATCGCTAAGGTTCCATTCCAGATGCGCGCTCATCCGCGCGATGGCTCCGCTGGACATGGGGAGGCCTCCTTCGCGCAAGAGCCCGCTAAGGCTTCGAGTTCAGATACATGATCCACAGTTTAGCGCCGACGGCTTCGGCTTCCGGTTCCGGCTTGCCGTCCGGTTCCGGTGCCGTCTCGGCAGCTTCGTCCGGCGGCGGGATCAGCTCTTCGAACTTGGGATAAGTCTTCGGATCGGACATTCCGCCGAGCAGTCCGCCGAGCCAGGCCCCGAACGCGGTCCGCCGCTCGTCTGCCTCGCTACGCTCCATCGCTCCCGATAGTGAAAGGAGCAGCGAGCGCGGCGTTGCTAGGAAGAACTCTTCCTGCGCGAAGCCCGCGCGCCGCCAGACCTTGAAGAGCCTTTCCCAGCACCACGCTTCGTTTTTGGCGTCGTGGCCGCCGCCGGAGCGTTTCCCGCTTTAGACGCGACCGAAGCGGGCGGCTCGGTCCCCCGCAGCACTGCCTTGAACGCATCCTGCGCGGCCGGATCGTCCGACATGAACATGTCGATTGCCTGGTCCTGCGTGACCTCCCGGTGGTTCTGGACCAGCGCCCCGTAGAACAGCGCGATGACCGTGCGCAGCATCGGGTTGCGGCCTGCCGCCAGTGCCGCCTTTGCTTCCTCCGCCGCGTCGAGTGCCGAATAGCCGAGGACGTCCTCGGCCTCCATCAGCACCCGGTTGTTCAGGGTGAGGCGATAGGGTTTGCCGCTGAACTCGAATTCGGCGGTTCCCTCAAAAGCGTTCGCCATGCCTAGGCCGCCGGCGCGACGGGCGCGTCTTCGGTGTAGCGCCGCACGCGTCCGGTCAGCGTGGCATTGCTGATCGAGCCCTGGGCGCGGCTCGGCTTGTCGTAGCCTAGCAGAAGAATTTCGCCTTCGCCGTCGACGGTGGAGCCGGCATTATTGGCGCGCAGCACCACCTTGAAGGCGCGATACTGCTTGCTCAGCAGATGCTCCTCGATCAGCTGGTGAGTTGCGCTGCCGGGGCGGTGCTTGATCACGGCCTGGAAGGTCGTCCAGTCGCCTAGGCCGGCAAGATAGGTCTTCGTGCCGCCGGACTCCATGTCGGTGTCCTCCTGCTCCTCGACCATATAGCTCGGTTCCTTGATCTCCTTGAGGCCGAGCAGCTTGGTCAGCGTGTCCGAACCATCTGTCAGCCATAGTTCTTCGTTGGAGGCGACGACGCCTTCCACATAATCATCCGCCATTTTTGAGCTCCTTGGTTAGCAGTTCGCGGGAATGATGAGGTCGGCGACGGTGCGGAATATCCGCAGCGTGCCGAAATCCTCGGGATCTAGACTTCTTTCAAAACGCAGTTGGCCGGGCGCGAACTGAACCCCCTGCAGCAGAGCAGGTCGCTCGCATTCGCCGATGATTGCCCTGGCGAGCATGATCGAGGCTCCGGCGGAAAGCGCGAAGCAATCGAACCGGACGAGGCGCCGCCGCAGCCGGTCGGGTCCGTCCTGGCTGTAAGTCCTACCGGGCGCGATCGCGGTTACCACACAGGCTGGGAAAGCTGTTTCAGCGTTCGATTTGCGCTCGTGCAGGTCGATCGCGGCCCTCGCACCGACGGTTCCGGCTACGGCCCGGATGTCCTCGCTTGCGCGCAAACGCGCGATCAGTGCTTCTTCCACGTCAAAGATCCACGCGTAGGCCGGCGCGCGGATTGAAAGATCCGCTAATCCGCACTGCGATCCGCTCGCCGAAGGCGTCAAGCACCTGTTCGGAGTTGGCCTCGACAGCCGGGATCAGCATCGGCGTCGCGCGCATATTTACCGTGCCGAACTCGAAAAAGTGACCTTTCCAGTCGCCAATGATCACGCCGACCGTGCCGTCGTCAAATATCGTTCCCTCGATGCTGTCACGAAGATCGCCTTGACCGACGGGGGCTAGCTTTCTCGCGTCTTCGACGATCGGCTGAATGGCTTCGAGCGCGTCGGCTCTCAGGTGGTGTTCGCCGGTGCTCTGTGTGACGTATTCGAGATTTCGAAGCGCCTCTTCACCGCCGGAGAGCTTGAGCTTCATGACAGCCTCGTGGCGGTGATTTCCCGGCCATCCCTGCCCCAGGGCACATTACTCTCGATGTCCCAGTTCGCACCATCGAACGCAATCTGCATGGATGTGTCGATCGAGCGCGACAGCGCACTATCGCGAACCTGGAACGTCGCGGGCAGGGCGCTACCCTCGACGGCGGCGGCGCGCCGCTCCGACCCCTTGCCGTAAATCACCTTCGCCCAAGTTTTGCCGAGCACCTGTGGAGCATGCGCCACTGGCTCGCCGAACTCGTTCTCGCGCGTCTCCATCCACTGGAACATGATGCGCTTGTCGAGTGACCCGGCGCGGATCATTCTCCAGCATCCCACTTGCGCAGCGACTGGATGATCCAACCTGCCGATAGCGGCAGTTCGGCCGGCGTGCCGCGTGCGTCCATCGTCGCCGCCTCCGAATTGGTGAACCAGTGCGCAACGATCTGGCTGATCGCTCGCTTCGCAAGAATGCGATCGTCGCCGTCCAGTGTCGGGACGTCACCGCTAAAGCTCCGGTTCGTCCGCAGCTCCACCATCCGCCGCGCCGCCGTGATCAACTGGTCGAGGTGAAGATCGTGAGCGTCGTCCTCCTGGTCGAGGCGCAGATCGTCCTTGACCTCGTCCAGGGTGATCGGCTCGAGCATCGCCTACAGACCTTTGGCGTACTCGACGGCGGCCGGATGGGGATCCAACCGTCCTTCGCGAACCAGCCGGTCGCGCTCGTTCTCGCTCACCCGAATGACGTCATTGGGAGCATGACCATCGAACGCAACCAGAACACGGGCTTCGATGCTTTCGCCGGTTTGTGTGTTCTTGCCCGTTGTCTCGTCTGATTTCGGATTGTCGTCGCCTTTCGGCTCATCTGTCGAACTCTCTTCGACTTTCGCCTCCTCGACAGTGGCTTCGGTCGCTTCGACTTCGGCCGGAGTGCGCTCGCTGGCGGCAGGGACGGGTTTACGCTTGCTGGACATGTCTTTCTCCCTTCGCGGAGCGCCGCTGACGGCGCTCGGCGAAAGGCCGGACGGGTCGCCCCGCCCGGCTCTCGTATCTACCGCTTAGGCGGCGGCGTTCTGGTAGGCCTTGATGGGCGCACCGGCGCTCACCAGGCGGCCATCGTGGCGGCTCCACGCAAGGAAACCGATCTGGCCCTTGGTGATGAAGGCGCTATCGTCGAACCGGAACAGCGTCACCTGCATGATGTCGCGGATCAGGTACTGCGAGAAGTCGCCGAACAGGACGGACTTCGCGCTCGCAGCCATCTGCGGCATGTGCTGGTTGATGCGGTAGCGGTAGCCAAGCAGCGTGTCCGGTTCCTTGACCGAGATGCCGGGTACCCACAGCGGCCGGCCATCGCCATCCTTCTGCTTCTTGAGCTGGCGCAGCGTCGTGTCGTGGAACATGAAGCTGACGCCCGGCATGGAACGGTACGCCGGATCGACCGAGTGCTCGAGATCGACCAGATCATCGTAAGTGATCGAAGCCGTCTGCCCTGCCGCACCTGCACGTCCCACAGTTGCGCCGGTGACGACGCCCTGGGGCTGAGCCGTGCCGGTGCCCGTCGTGAACAGGCGGTTCGTGATGCGGGCGATGCGCTGCGCGAGTGCACGCCGGGTAAACGCCTCGATGTCGACACCCGGCCCCTGATCCTGCAGCAGCTCGAACGGGATCGCGACGATCTTCGAGCTGAACTTGTAGGCACCAATCTGCGTCGTGCCGAAGGTCATGTCGCCGACGGTAGCCGCCTGGTTCTCTGGCACGAGCTCACCTTCCACGGCGGTCTCGTCCACGGTAGGCCAGGGGATCGGGTTGCCGCCCGAGGTAGAGAAGACCGTTGCCGCTTCGCGCATTCCGCCGAACTCGGCAAGCGCTTCGAGCAGCTGCCCACCCCATCCTTCCGGAACCAGGTAACCGCCGGCAGCGCCGCTACCCGTCGACTGTGCGTTCTGGACTGAACCGGCGCGCAGCGCGTCAGCGTCTTCGCGGGTGAGGCCACGCTCGCCGTTGAGGATGAACGCGCGGAAAGCGGCGGAGTAACGGTCCCGCTGCTCGCGCTGGTCGGGCGTCATGCCGGCCCGGACCCGCTCGGCGGTTTCGGCGTCGTTCTCGTTCAGAGCGGCGTCGCCGTCGATCTTGGCTTGCCTCTCGGCGCGCGTGATCTGTGCATCAATCCGGTCGATCTCCTCGTAGATCGTGTCGATCTGCGCCTCGATCTCCTTGGTGAAGGCGTCGCCGGTGTTCTGGTCCAGCAGGTTGCGGGCTTCCGTTGCCTTCGCGGCGCGCTGGTCCCGAAGCGCTTTGATATTGCTCATGTACTGTCTCCAAAGAAAAACCCCGCCGGTTGGCGGGGCTGAGTTGGCGTCCGGGGGACCGGCGCCGGGTGCGGAACGGCTGCGTCAGGCGGCCGATCGTTCGTAAAGCCGGGCGCGGGCTGAGCGGCGCGCTAACGCGGCGTTCCAGTCCGGCTCGGCAGGGGTCTCGGTCAGCGCACTGGGCGCATTGTCGTAGGCTTTGACGTCGAAGCCCAGCGCGGCGTTCTTGGCGCCGCCGATCTCGATCACGGCGTCTGCGAACCCTGCCTCGAACGCCTCCTCGGCGGTGTACCAGGTCTCGGCCGCCATCGCGGCGATGACGGCTTCGCGATCCATGCCGGCCTTCTTCGCGTAGCCATCCGCCAGAACCCCGTCGACCTTGTCGAGCAGATCGGCTGACGCGCGCATATCGTCGGCATTGCCGAGCGCCAGCGTCCAGGCCTTGTGGATCATGTAGAAACCGCCCTCGACGATCTCGACCGTGTCGCAGGCCAGCGATAGCGCCGTGGCGGCCGACGCACACAGACCGTCGATTTTGGCCGTGAATGTCGCTTTGTGCTCGGCGATCGCCGCCATCATCGCGCGTGCTTCGAACACGTCGCCGCCCGGGCTGTTGATGTGAAGGTTGACGGTGCCGCCCTCGATGTTCGCGACTGTCCGGACAAAGTCCTGCGCGCTGATGCCCCAGTACGCGTCGATAATGTCGTAGACATAGATGTTGGCAACGTCCCCGTCGGTCTCCGAACGGATACCCGCCCCCTTTCCGGCATTGGCCTGGGCCAGGTTGAACAGCTTGCGGTGCATGGTCGGGCTACTCCTCGGGTTCGTTCGGCGCCGATGTCTGGCGCGCATCGGGGGCGGCGGGCTCTGCGCCCGTCGGATAATAAACTTCGTCGCCGTCATCGATCGGTGGCAGGTTCTTCGCCCGGCGGACTTCGTTACGGCTCATCCAGCCCGGCAGCTGGTTGCCGCCGAGCGCCCGGCTGAAATATTCGCCTTGGGATTTTGCATCGCCGACCTGGATGGCGTCGGGGTCGAAATCGATGAACAGGCTGGATACTTTGGCGCCGGAGATCGGAAACAGCTTTCGGGTTAGTTCCTTCGCGAACCGTCGCATGTGCGGCATCACGGTGAACAGCTTGAAGCCGGTCGTCATCGACTCGATGCCCGTTCCCCAGGTCGTCGCCGCGGAAGTCTCGCCAACCATGTGTGGCGGCACGCCGAAAATGCGCGCGACGTCGACGACTGAATACTGCAACAGCTCGAGCAGCTGCGCGTCCTTCGCCGAGACGGAAACGCGCTTCCACTCCGCCCCCTGTTCCAGCAGCAGCGGGTTGTGGGAGTTCATCACGCCGGCGGCGCGCCGTCGCAGGAACTCCTTGAACGCGGCGCGCTGCTCTTCGGTTATCCCTTCGGGAAACGAGAAATAATCATTGGTCAGCAGCCCGCGCTCGAACTGGCCGGACGTGTACTCGCGGGTCGCCAGATTGATGCCGATCGACTGGGCATGATAGCTGATGGCCGACAAGCCGCGGATGCCGTCGATATGGCGTCCGGGCGCACGGAAGTGCAGCACGTAACTATTGTGATGGTCCTCGGTCGTCCCGTCCTCGTTCGTGAACCGGTACCAGACCGATCGGTCCGACGAACGGAACGGCATCACCCGGATCGGGTGGAAATAGTCGATGCCGGTCATCGTCCCGTTCCGCTCGACGCGCATCAAGCCATAGCCATTGCCGCGCAGCAGCATGGCGATCGCTTCGAGTTCGATCAGCTCTGGTCCGCTCATGTCGTCGTTCGGCTCGAGCTGCAGGAAACGGTTATAAGGGTGATCTGGAACCGGTCGCCGCCCGCCGTCGGGCAGGCGCTCATAGACCCCGAGGACGGCCGACATCATCGCTCCGCTGATCAGTGTCACGCATCGCCACACCGTCGACGAACGCATCGCTGTTTCAGGAGTGACGGACATGCCGGCGGCACTCCCTCCCCCGCCGAACCATTCGAACACGTCGCTCGGTCCAGAGACAACCGCCGCGCTGTCAGTCGCGTTGCTGATTTGCGCGTCCTGTTTCGCCGCTGCCGCCGCTGCTGCCGCCGAAAGACGGTATCCCGCCAAGCTCACCTGGCGTCCTCGTCATCGTCCAGGTCGACGAAGAACGAGCCGCCATAGGCTTTTCCGCCCAGTTCCGCGCCGTCGGCCGCCCCGACCCCCATCGCTCCGGTCACCACACCGTCGATACGGCCGCGCGATCGCTTCTTGTCGAACGCGCGGTTCTTCATCCCGTCTTCCGTTATCGCGGCGTTCGCCGCGCAGCTGTAAGTGATGGGGGAATGATCGATCACGATTGTTCCCTTCAAAATCCGGTCTTCGTAGCGCTCGATCGAGCGGGGCATGCAGTATTGTCGGTCTTCGAAGACTACCCGCGTGCCCTGCGCATGCGAAACCATCTTCAACCCGTCTCCCGTGGGCTTGTCCGGTCCGAGATACCGCCACGCGGGCAGGCCGATGTCTTCGCAGGCCGTCTCGAAATCGGCCATTTGCGCCGGGTCGAAGACGAGCTCGACAACATCGTATTCGGCGCAGATCGCCGCGACCTGCGCAGCGACGTAACTCTTGTCGATCGTGGCTCCGTCGACGGCTGTCAGCCAGCCTTGCTCGACCCAGTCCTCATATGGAGCCTGGTCGGCTTTGGCCCGGTCCGGCAGGCCGACTTTGGTCGTCCAGTACCAGGTCTTCTGCCAGAGGATGCCTGCCCCATCCCGCCAGGTTGCGGTCAGCGCGGTAAGGTCATTCTTCTTCGACAAATCGAGTGAGAGCCAGCAGGGGCAGCCCCGAAGCGCTTCCAGCGTTTCTTCGTCGACCTCGCCCTGGACTGCCGCCCAGACATCTTCGTCGATCCAGAAATCCGCCGCTCCGGTGGGTATTCCGAAATACAGCCGCTTGACCGAACTCGCCGTCGAAAGCCGCGTTTTCGCAGTCGCGACCGCCTCGCGGATGTTCGTCACCGGATAGGTGATGCCCAGCGCCGGCAATGACTTCGGCCAGCAATCCTCGTTCTCGAAGACCGTCTCCCGGTCTTTCTTGTCGGTCCGCGCAACGAAGGCGAAAGCCGTCTCGTTTTTCAGATCCCCGCGCGCGACGGCCTGCGCCGCTTCCGAAATCTCCGTTCCGACATGCTGCGACGTCGCCGGCGTATTGCTGCCCAGCACCATCATGGCGCTGCCCGCAATCTTGTCGATTGCGCGCTGCCAGGTCTCGATCTGATCGACCGAAGAGAACTCGTGTATCTCGTCGGCCAGCACCATGCGCGGCCGCGGCCCCGATTGCTGCTTCCCGTCCGCCAGCGGTAGGAAGAACGATTGCGAGGCCGGATGCTCGATCTTCCAGGCGTTGTCGCCTTCGCCGCGAATGACGACATGGCCCAGCTGCTCGAGCGCTTCCTCGTCGCTATAGCCTGGCACCGGTGCGCGGCACATCGCCGTTGCGTCCTTGAACAGCACCATCGAGGTCTGCTTGTTTGCGGCGATCGAGTAGACTTGAGAACGGCGGAAGCCGCACCAGCCCATCGCATAGAGTCCAAGCCCTGCCATCATGGGCGATTTGGCCTGACCCTTTCCCGTTTCGACATAGCCGGACCGGAAGCGCCAGCGGCCTTCCGCATTCACCCAGCCCATCAGTGATCCGACCACGAACAGCTGGTAGGGTATGAGGTTGAACGGCTTTCCTTCCGCCGGTCCGTCCGTGATCGTGAAGACCGACGGGAAGAAATCTATCGCGCGTTGCGCCAGCTCCGGGCGCCAGAAATATCCGTTCTTCTTGGCATCGACGAGGTCGCGTAAATGTCGCTCGGCAGCATGACGCACCAGCTCGCCTGTCACGAAATCTCCGGAGACGGCGGCTTTCGCCCATGCAGAGACCGGGTCTGTCGGCCCCTTGGCTCTACGTCCCCGCATTGAGGAAGGCATCGGCACCGACATTGCGCCGCGTCTTCTTTGTCACTTTCGCGACCTTGTTGCGCCGCTGCGGCGACAGCCCGAGCTGCGCTTCAAGGCGCTCTGCGTCTGCGGCGGCGGCTTTCATCGCATGGAAGTGAACGCTGAGCCGGGGAATGGATTTTGGATTGTCTTTTTGAGGCGGCGTCACCACCCCTTCTTCGGCCATCGCCAGCGAACAACGGTCGAACAGCAGGTAGGCGAGGATCAGGCGCTGCACTGCATGAGCGTTGAGCGGCGACAAGGTCTCCCGCTCGCTCATCTCCGCGACGATCTGCTCCCAATGCGCCGCCGCCACCTTCCGCTCTGCTGGGGCTTTCAGCAGCAGCTTCCAGTCCGGTTCGGCGACGCCGTGCTCGGCCTTTTTCCGGGACACCATCATCACCTACCCCGGCAAATCAGCCCGAACTTTTTGGTTTGAAATTCTTCTCAGTGCACACGGTGGAGAGCTCCGGTGTCCGGGCACGAGGCCACCAGACTTTCACCCCCCGGGGGGGTGTTCAGCTAACCTCGCCAGTACCTGAACGAGCGCGGTTCCAAGCATGATCAGGATCGCTCGGCCGGCCTGAAGCACTCACGCCTCGCGCGCCCTTCGCAACTTCGAAACCGAACTGCTTCGCCGTCGCCACCCTGTCGCAGCTGAGGCACAGGTTCTCCGTGTTCCCGTCCGCGTCGCTACCACCTCGCACCAGCGGCACGATGTGGTTTACCCGCTCCGCCTTGCGTGTCCGCCCGCGAGCGAGGCAATGCTCGCACAGCCCGTTGGTCCGTCTGAGCCGCCGCAGCCGCTGGCGCTGGCCTGAACGGCCGCGCAGCCTCTCGACAGGAGCGCTGGGCACTGGTCAGAAGATCAGCGACAGCAGG